TACTTATAAAGGATTTTCAGTTGAAGGAATGTTTGATTATGTAGAACCAATTACTGCTGAACAGAATGCTTTGAATGAGATTTCAAAATTATTAAATGAACTAATCACAGATTAAATCCATTATATGTTATGAGTGCAAAAGAAATAATCGAAAAATTACGTTTAACTTTTAACGAACTGGTAGCACCAGTTGCCGTTGCTAATCCAATTCAACTTATGGATGCTACATTAATGGATGGTACTGCCATTCAAATTACAGAATTAATGGTTGGTGGAGTTGTTACTATAGATGGCGTACCAGCACCAATTGGCGAACACGAATTATCAGATGGCACTTATATAGTTGTAGGTGATAATGGTGTAATTACAGAAATTAAAACTGATGTTGTTACGGAAGCAAAGAAAATGCAACCAAAAATGCAACCAATGGCAGATGAAATTGGAAACAAATTTTCTGCATTTGAATCAGCTGCAAATGAAAAGTTTGCATCTTACGAATCAAAATTTTCTGCTTATGAGCAAAGATTTTCTGATTATGAAGTGAGATTAAACAAAGCAACACAAGTGATTGAAGGTTTATTAAATCTTACACAAACACTTGCAGAAACACCAACTGGTATTCCTGATGCTTCAGTAAAATCTTCATCAAGTTTCGCAGAAGAAAAGAAATCAAAATCTTACGATATCCTATTTAGTTAAAATATAAAAACAAAATAAAATGGCATTAAGTCTTGGTACATTAACTTCATACACAAAGCAACTGGTAAAACCATTGTTAACTTCTGCTGTATTCGAAGCAAAAACACAGCAATTGATTAAAGATGGTGGTATAGTTATACCAAACGCTAAATCTGTTGTTGCAATTCCTTTAATGGATACAGATGCAGTATTTGGAACTGATTCTTGTTCATTTGACCCTTCAGGAACAACTACTTTTACACAACGTACAATTACAGTTGGTAAAATTAAAGTAGAAGAAAAAATCTGTCCAAAAGATTTAGAAGCATACTTTACACAAGAAGCATTGAAAGCTGGTAGCACATACGAAGATTTTGGTAATGCTGATTTCCAAACTGCTTACTTAAATAAGAAGAATGCAAGAATAGCTGCACAATTAGAAACTGCAATTTGGCAAGGTGATATAACTGGAAGTGGTGGTGCTAACTTAAATAAGTTTGATGGTTTACAAAAATTGATTGCTGGTGGTAGTCCAGTAAATGCAAACGTATCAGGTTATACTGGTGTTGCAACAATCACTACAATAACACAATCAAATGTAGTAGCAGCAACTGAAGGTATTTATAAAGCAATTCCAGCAGCAGTACTTGCTAAAGGTGATGTTAAGATATTCGTTGGAAATGATTGGTATAGATTGTTGATTATGGCTTACAGAGCATTGAATTTGTTTAGCTATAATCCACAAGATGCAAATTCTTCTTCATTCATCTTACCAGCAACTAATGTTGAAGTTGTTTCAACAAATGGTTTGAATGGAACTGGTGATGCTTACGCAATAGCTTTATCTAACATCGCAATGGCAGTTGATTTAATTGATGAAGAAGGTTCATACAAAATGTGGTATTCTGAAGATAACAATGATGTAAGATTTAGAGTTGCATTCAAAATGGGTGTTAACGTAGCGTTTACAAATGAGTGTGTTAGCTTCGTAGCTGGAATATAAAATTGGTTTAATGAATAAAAAGGGTGGTGAAATATACACCACCTTTTTTTTTAAATAAAAATTTAAAAATAAAAATATGCCGTGTGAAATTACTTCAGGATATGCGATTGAATGTCGTGATTCAGTAGGTGGTGTTGAAACTATCTATTTAATCGAAAATTCTGCATTATATGATGCTTCAGGAAATAGCCGTGTAACATCTGCATCAGGTGTTGTTACTGCAATTGGAAAAGATGCTGGTAAAAGATTTTGGAAATTTGAAGTGCCACGTGGAACTGCGAATACAAGCAATGGAATTTCATCTTCTCAAGAAAATGGAACATTCTATTATACGCACCAAGTTGTTTTCCCAATCAATCAGCGTAACGCAACAATTAGAAACATTGTAACTACACTTGGAAAAAATCGTGTTACTTTCGTAGTAAAAGAAGGTGATGGTTTGTATAAGATGTTTGGTCAAGAATTTGGTCTAACACTTGATAATTCAGAAGGTGGTTCAGGAACTGCTTTAGCAGACAGAAATGGATATATGCTAACTTTTTCATCAATGGAACGTGAAGATTTCTTGATTGTACCAGCAAACATTGCTGCGACATTAGAAACTGCTGGATAAAAAAATTAAATCCTAAAATGAAAACCACCAACCAATTCAGTTGGTGGTTTTTTTGATTATGATAGTACTAACAAGAAATACAACCAATTACATTTACGTTACACCATCAGAAAATACTGAATTGGTAATTACTATTTTTAAATTTATATTTACAAATCGTGTAACAAAAGATGTTAAAGAAATTTGGAAAACAAATATTTCTACAACAGAAAGATATCAAAAATTTAGTATTAATGTAAACACAGAATTCACTACTTTAGATAATGGATTTTGGGATTATAAAATTTATGGTTGCGCATCAATTGGTGGCACACCTAACACACCATTACTTGAATCAGGATTTATGTATTTAAGAAGCAACACAGAATTTGCACCTGATGAATATAATGGACAATCGAATACATTCGTAACATATAATGGATAATATTTGTAACAAAAATGGCTAATAATTACCAACACATCGTATTACAGTTTGACCAAGCGCAACAACCAGTGTTTACTGAAAAGAAAGGCAAAGGATATGTTGAATTTGGAAAGGATAACGATTATCCAAAATACTTGTTAAGTCTTTATAATAATTCGCCAAAGCACGGTGCTATCGTTAAGAGCAAATGCAATTACATTTATGGCAAAGGGTTTGAAGAAAAATCAATAATTAATTCTGCTGGTGAAACTTGGAACAATGTATTACGCAGATGTATAAAAGATGATGAACTTTATCGTGGTTATTATTTACAAATTATTTGGAATCGTGCAAAGCAGATTGCTGAAATATATCACATCGAATTTCATAAAATAAGAGCATCAAAAGATTTACAGAAATTTTATGTTAAAAATGATTGGAATGATTACAAAGAAAAGATGCGTGAATACGATGCGTTCAATATTAATAATCCGTTTGGCAGTCAAATTTTTTATTACAAAGAATATAATCCATCCTTTGAAGTTTATCCTTTGCCAGTTTACTTTCAAGGGTTAAACTATATAGAATCGGATATTGAAGTTAGTAGGCACATCTTGGGAATGGCAAAGCAATCTTTTGTTGGTAGCACTTTAATCAATCTTAACAATGGCGACCCAATTAATGAAGAACATAAAGGTGAAGTTGAACGTGGATTGTTAAAAAAGTTTACTGGTGATGCTGGAAAGCGTGTTGTGATAATGTTTAACAAATCAAAAGAAAATGCTGCTGAAATTGTTCCACTTGCTACAACTACATTAACAAAAGAAGATTTCACGAATGTAAACAATTTGATTCAACAAGAAATCTTTGCATCGCATCAGATTGTATCACCTACACTTTTTGGAATTAAGACAGAAGGTCAACTTGGTGCAAGAAATGAAATCAGGGATGCATACGAGATATTTAACAATGTTTATTGTCAGGAAAGACAATTGCTTTATAACGATATTTTCACAAAGTTTTGGAATCTATCAAATCACGTTGGCGAATTAAAAATACAGCCAGTAGAACCACTTAAGTTTGAATTCAGCGAAAATGTGATGGTTGCTAATTTAACGCAAGATGAAATACGTTCTTTGATGGGCAAAGAGCCATTACAATCAACAGAAGTCACTTCAGATGGTAATGCTGCACTTCCACAACAAATGCCAGTTATAACGCCAATGGCATCAAATGATGCTATCAAGAATTTATCAGGAAGGCAGTATCAGAATGTAATGCGTATTGTTAGGCAGTTTTCAAACGGCAAACTAAATAAATCACAAG